GACAGAATCCCTAGGTTTTGATTAGGAAGTTCACGGCCAGGAACGGCGGCATGGTGGGTGTCGGCAGGGTGGTGGACCCGGGACCCTGAGCGGTCTGGCCGCTGGTCAGGCCGTGGGTGTGACCGCCCGCGCCGAGGGTCTGCTGGTTCCCGACCTGCCCGGTATTCGGGTCCGCGCCGACCGTGTTGTTGTCGTCGGCAGACCCCGTAGATCCGATCGCCTGACGCTTCCGTTGGAAGCCGTGCTGGTGACCGCCGGGGTTGTCGGTGCCCAACGTGCCGGGACCGTGGGTGTGCGGAGTGATCATATCGGTGGTCAGGGTGACCGCTTCGGCGCCACCGGACGCGCCGAGGCTGCGGCCAGGGCCGACACCGACCGCAACCCGGGACACCGACGGTGCGGACGCGCCGCACAGGTTGGGCAGGTTGAACGTGGACGTCCCGTTGCCTTGCCCGTACGGGGACGACGCGCCGCCGAGTGCGGCGTACAGGCCAGCGAACGTGGCCCGCGACTGTTGGGAGCCGTCGCACAGCAGCCACCCGGTCGGCGGTGGGTGGGTGGTGTCGACCAGGCCAGCGAACTGGATGATGGTCGCCGACGGGAGGGTGGTGCCGCCGCCGCCGGATCCTCCGGTGATGGTGACGGTGGCGACCCCGGTGGCGCCTTGGGCGACGGTGACCCCGTCGCCTCGGAAGTCGACAGCGGAGATGTCCTGGACAGCCAACGTGCCTTCGTCGAGGACGTCGGTCTTCAACCCGTCGAGGAAGTTAGCGTCCAGGTCGACGGCCTGGATGGTGTGGTCCATGATCGCCCGGGACGTGACCGACCCGGTGCCGAGTTTCGCGTCGACGACAGCGCCATCGTTCAACTGGTTGGGGCCGACCCCGTTCGGGGCGGCGGCGATCTTGGCGGTGGTGACCGACCCGTTGGCGAGGTCGGCGTTCTGGACGGAGCCGTCGATGATCTGCGCCGACCCGATCGAGTTGTTCGCGATGGTGGGGTTCGGGAACGTTCCGGCGAGGGCACCTCCGGCGGGTCCTTGGGGGTTGACGGCGAACGAGTAGGGCAGCGCGTTCCAGTGCAGCCCGCCGTGCCCGAACTTGCCTTTCCCGGTGTCGAGTTCGACGCCGGGTTCCCCGTCGGACAAGACCGGGTTGACACTGGTCCACTGGGATGCGGTGCCGCGCCGCATCTGGATGAGTGCTTCCACTACCGCTCCTCTGTTTCAGTCACTGAAACTTCGCTGGCGTCTGCGATCCGTTCCAACGCATCGACCACCCGGTCCAAGCGTTCCAGGATCAGGTTGACCGCGTCGACCGCGAAGTCGACGGTCATCACGCAGCCTGGGTGGTGATGCTGCCGCCGCCGTTGCGGATCTTCGCGGCCTTCGCTTCGATCTCGGTGTTGTAGACCGTCTTCATCCCGTTCGGTGCGATGTACACGAACTTGATGTTGGTGCGACGGTTGCCGCCGCAGTTACATCCCATTGCTGCTCCTGACCCGGGTGACCAGTTCGGTCAGCCGCTGCTTCCTCATCTTCTGGGCCTGGGCGCGGGCCTCGATCTTGTTGACGATCAGGTCGGCGATCGCGTCCAGGTCGTCGGCGGGGGAGGCGACGATCCCGGCGGCCACGAGCGCGACCTGTACCCCTTCGGTGACTCGGGCCACCGGGAAGCCTGCGGTGTTGACGGCGAGCGCCGCCACCATTTCCAGGTTGCCGCCCACCTCACGCCAGTCGCCGGACACGTCGGAGGCACGCAACGCGGCGACTTGGGCGTCGGTGGCACCGGGCCGCACCCATCCGGCGCACCAGATCCCGTGTTCGTCTTCGCCGACGGACACGTCGGCGACGGCGGTGCAGGTGTTGTCGTAGTGCTCGGTCGCCGACCGGAGGGTGGCGCGTCCGTTGGCGTGTCCGCCGCCGATGCTGATCACCCCGGTCCGAGCCGAGGTGCCGTCGTCGAGGAGCACCTGCTTGTTGGCGTAGTAGGCGTACCCGGTGTTGGAGTTCGGGGGTTCCACGCAGACGCCGTCGAACCCGATGTGGCAGGTGCCCCACGCAGCGAGGTGGCCGAACACTCGGCCTTCGGCGTCGACGGTCAGGTGGGTCGGCTCGGTCAGGTGGGGGTCGGTGAACCAGGCGGCGGGTGCCCGGTGCACGTCGGCTGACGCGGCCAGCGACACCGCCGGAGCCGGGTCGGCCTGGTTGCCGAACCCTTCGGTCTCCGCCGACGTGCCCCGTTCGGCGGGGGCGTGGCCCGGCCAGAACCCGGTGGCGTCGTGGTGCCACTGGGCACAGATCTGGTTCATGTACCGGGCCACGGTGGCGGGGTCGTTCTCGGCGATCTCTTGACCGATCTCGACCCGGCACCGGTCGAAGTCGCCGGGGGTGCCCCACGCGATCTTGGCGTACCCGGCGTGGCCGGGCACCGTCCAGTAGTCGTGGATCCGGCGGGTGTCTTCGGGGTTGGTGATCCACCCTGGTCCACGCCGGAACTCCTCTGTCTCGCTTTCGGCCTTCAACGAGTCCGGCGGGGTCTCACCGATCTGGGAGTACGCGGACCGGAGCCGGGACGCGGCAGCGGACTTCGCGGCCGGGGAGGCGTTCACTCCGCCTCTGGCTCCGGCCAACGCTGCGGCGGCGGAGTGGACGCCGTTCCGGTTCAACGCGCCGGAAGGTTCCAGGATCGGCAGCGCGAACCGTTGCTTCGCGGTCCCGGCGTCGGCGCCTCGGTCGAGGACACACGCCTTCTCCCATTGGGCGTCGGTGTAGTCGGAGGCGGAGAAGTTGCCCCACGGGGTGTCGGACACGAACTCGACGGTCTCCGCTCCGGCGACCCGGAGCCGGGACAGGGGGACGTGTTGGGTGGAGCCGGTGGCGTTGCCGTCCTGGTCGACGACTTCGACGAGTGCGACGTCCTGGGTGATGGACCGGACTCGGCCGCTGTGCCGCATGTTGGTGGGGCCGGTCTCCCAGACCACGTCGTCGCCGACCTTCGCCGCCATGCTGGGGTTGTCCTTGGAGCCGGGCTTGTCGGCGGGGGCCCGTTCGTCGCAGAGCCGCTGGTCGTAGTCGGGGGAGTCGGGGTTGCAGACGTCGATGTTGTCCGGCATCCCGGGGATCGGGGACAGCGGCTTCCCGGCGAACGACGCGAACTCGGCGGGCGCGTCGCCGAGCCGTACGTAGGCTTCGGCGAACGCGGGGATCTGGACGATCGACGCGGCGCTGATCCGGGCGGTGGTGAAGGTGACCTTGTCGGAGTTGTCGTCGTATTCGAACTCGGCGTCGTCGGCGTCGACGGAGACCCCGAACTTCCCGAACGTGGTGAGCAGGCCGACGACCTCGTCGGCTTCGGGACTGTTGAGGAAGTGGCCGGTGGCCCGGTACTCGTCGCCGACCCGTTCGGCGGCTTCGATGGTGGCGACCGTCACCGAACCCTTGTGGCCTTCGTCGGAGACCTTCTGCCAGGTCAGCGGCATCGGCAGGTCCCGGGTGGACAGGGCGCCTTCGGCGAACCGTCTGCCGTCGCCGGACCACTTGCCTTCGGGGGCGAGGACTCCGTGCCACGGGACGCTGACGTTGTCCGGGATCCCGGGGGAGGTTTCGGTCTCGGTTGCGGTGTCCGTCATGGCAACTCCTGTTTCAGTGACTGAACGAGTCTCGCTGAGCAGAACTGGCGCCAGTGTGCAGCGGCAGTTGATCCACAGGGAAGGGTCGCCGACCGGCTGGCCGGGGTAGGCGAACTCTTCTCCGCCGACGTTGAACTTCTCGCCGGGTGGCCGTTGTTGGCCTTCGACCCGGGCGTGGGTGTGCCGCACCTTGGTGTCGTGCATGGTGACCCACTCCAACAGCAGCGGCTCCGGGTCGTCGTCGGCGGCCTGCACGGTGGCGGCGTTCTGGGTGCCGATCACCAGCAGGGTCGCGACGGTGCGGGGGTCGGCTCCCGTGCGGGGGGTACGGAGCAGGATCTGCCGGGCGGTGGTGAGAAGACGAGTCGGTGTGGGTGTCTTCTCACCACCTTCGCTGCGGTACGTGTCCCGGTACAGAGCCAGGATCGCGGAGAGCAGGGCCCGGCGCTGGGCCCCGGATCGCTGTCCGGCCGCAGCGCGTGCGTTGAGCCACCGGGTGACCAGCGGAAGGAGCCGGGCGATCGCGTCGTCTTGGGCCTGCCGTCGGCGGGCCGCGAACTCGGCGACGCTGAACACCTTCATGACCGGACCTGATCCAGCCATTTGGCGAGGTTGGCCTTGGAGTGGGGGCGTCCGGAGCGGAGCACCTGTTCGGCGTAGGCGTGGAGGACGGGGACGATGGCGAGCGGGTCGGCGATCCCGTCGAGGACCTTGTCGGCGCAACTCCAGGCGTCGGTGAGGAGCAGGTCGGCGTTGCCGTTGACGGGGACCAGGGTGTGGGTTTCGTAGGCGGGCACGCCGGGGGGTTTCCCGACCTGGGTGCGGAGCCGGTTACCGGCCCGTTCCAGGGCCCGGAACACCAGGGCGTCGGCGGCGGCGAGGAGCGCGGACTCGGCGGGGGTGCGGGGCCGGGTGGGGTGGTCCATCAGCGACGGGGGTTGTGGGGTTTCTCGGGGTTGGCCGGGCAGGGCTGGGGTTTCCAGGATCACGCCGAGCATCTTCAACGCGGCGCCGACCTGATCGGGGGTCGACGATCCGGTGGCGACCTTCAACAGCAGCCACTGGGTCTGTTGGGCGGCGGTGGGGGCGTCGTCTTCGGGGAACCCGTTCTCCCGGCGGCAGGCTTCGGCGCTGATCAGGCCCCGGTCGTAGAGTTCGAACGCTTCCTTGGACCGGTCGGGTCGGAGCCGGAGGGCGGAGGTGTCGTAGGCGAAGAACGAGTCGTCTTGGGTGAGGGGCCGCAGGTAGCCGACGGTGAGCGCGTTGCAGATCACTTCCAGCATCGGCTCGACGTGCAACTTGATGGTGGCTTCTTCGATCTGCCAGGCGCCCCAGTGGGAGACTCCGGTGGAGTTCCCGCCCCCGGTGCCGCGTGAGGACGACATGCCGAGGATCTGTTCGGGCGGCAGGTCCATGCCGAGCGCGAACCGGCGGATCGCCTCGTTCCGCAGGGCCAAGGATTGGGCGTCCAGTTCGGACCAGAAGGTCAGCAACTTGGCCCGGTCGATTGCCTCGTCGGGGGCGGTGACCACGATCGGCACCACGGCGGACGCATTGCCGGGGTCTTCGATCGGCTTCATCATCGCTTCGGCCAGCGTCGCCATGAACGAGTCGGCGTCGTTGACGGTCTGCACTTCTTCGCCGCCTTGGGCCGGGGGCGGCGGGAACGTCATCGACTGCGGCATCATCAGGATGCCGGAGCCTGCGAGGCGGGATGTGATCTGCGCGAACACAT